GGGTGATGCCTATCAAGTAGTCTTAAGGGTAGCTAAAGAGTATTAAGGAGAATAAATATGGCTCAAGTATCTTCAATTAGTAGGGTTGGAACTACTGAGCCATTTTATCTTCAAATAGCTCGTAATCAAATATCATTTCACAAAAATATTTTTAAATTTGGTAATAATACAAGTGTTGGAAATACTTTAGAAACAGTATGGGCAGAAGGTGGTCTTTATAGTTATCTAACTTCTGCTTCTGTACTAAAAGTCTCTAGTTCTTCAACTGCAGATACCTCAGCAGGAACAGGAGCAAGAACTGTACAACTTTTTGGCTTAGATACAAACTATGATGAAATAAATGAAACAGTTACTTTAAATGGTCAGACTGCAGTAAATACAACTAAAGAGTATTTAAGAATAAATAGAATGATTGTTAGGTCTGCAGGAACTGGTGGTGCAAATGCAGGTGTTATATACGCAGGCACAGGCACAGTTACAACAGGTGTTCCTGCTAATGTTTATGCTTCTATAAATGGAGTAACAGGAGCAAATCAAAGTTTGATGTCTCTTTGGACAGTTCCAGCAGGATACACTGCTTACATTCTTCAATATGATATATCTAATGGAACTACTTCTAATACTCCTGCAGTTTGTAAAATGGTACTAGCAATAAGACCTTATGGAGAAGTTTTTCAATCTAAAGATGTTAAATCTTTAACAACAGGTATGCACGTTGAAGAAACATTTTCAATTCCTTTAAAGGTTGAGGAAAAATCAGATATTGAGGTAAGAGCAATATCTTCTTCAAATAGTGTCAGCTTTGATATTTCAGCAGCTTTTGAAATTATATATATTAAAAATGAGACATTAACATGAGTACATCAGGCACATATGACTTTTCTATGGACATAGATGAAGTCATTCAAGAAGCAATGGAAATGATAGGTGGTGAGCCTACACTAGGACATGAACCTAAATCTGCAAGAAGGTCAATTAATTTATTGTTGTCTGATTGGCAAAATAGAGATATAATGTTATGGACTGCAGAAACTTCTGTGTTTACAGTTTCTGTAAGTACAACTACATATTCACTTGCATCTTCAAGTATTGATATATTAGAAGCAGTTGTTAGTAGAGATAATAATGATGTACAATTAGAACGCATATCTATGCAGGAATATTTAAAGATACCTAATAAGAAACAAACAGGTAAACCAACTCAATATGCAGTAAGGCATGGAAGAGAGAATCCTGTAGTTTATCTTTGGCCGCTACCTGAAAATTCCACAGACCAAGTAAAGATAGAACTTATAAGATATATGCAGGATGTTACTAAGTCTGCAGTACAGACAGCAGATATTTCAAGAAGATTTTTACCATGTTTAAGTGCAGGTCTTGCATATTATATGTCAATGAAAAGACCTAATGTAGACATGAATAGAATTGCAATGATTAAAACAGAATATGAAGAAAGACTTGCAAGAGCATTAACAGAAGACAGAGAACGAGTAAGTCTTTTGATAAAACCAAAGATTAGTATATAATGGCAACAAATAGAAACGTATATGCTTTATGTGATAATTGTGGATTTAGGTATAAACTAAGAGACCTAAAAAAAACTAGTTATGGTACAATGGTATGCCCTACTGATTATGATGGAGCATATGATTTAAAAAACCATCCTCAAAATAAAAGTCCTAAAATAGGAGAAAAATTTTTTATTAAAGATGTAAGACCTGACCCTAGAACAGATATACAATCAAATTGGGAAACACTAGAAGGAAATTGGGAAGATATTAATAACGATTGGAATTTAATATGAGTACATTTACAGGACAAAAAATTGCAAATACTTATAAGCAATTACTCCAAGTTAATACAAGTAATTCAGACTTAGGAAGTACTTTAATAACTATACAAACAGGAGCAGGAAATAATACTCCACTACAACTTGCAACAGACAAGGTTAATATTAATGGAACATTTCAATTAGGTGGAGAAACTTTAACTGCTAATGTTTCTGCATTAAATAACATTGCAGACCTTTCAGGTATTACAGGAATTGTAGTGGGAGACTCAGGAAGTCTTTCAGGAAGAACTCTTGTTGGTGGAAGTCCTATAACAATTACTAATGCTAATGGTACTGCAGGCAATCCTACTATAAGTCTTGAAACTACAGGAATAACTTCTGCAACTTATGGACCTTTAGGTAAATTTAATGTTGATACATATGGTAGAGTTATTGAAGTAACTATTGCAACTACAGTTTCTGCAAATGCATTTGTAGGTGGTACATTAAGTGGTTCTTCACTTACAGTAGAAAATGATACTTCTATTGGAGGTGATGTAGTTATTGAAGGCACTACTAATATGAAGGCAGTCAGTGCAACTGATGTAACTTTAAATAATCTTACAGTAGGAACTAAGATAACTGCAGCAACAGTAACTGCAACTACAATAGAAACAAGTATATTAAGAGCAACTAGGGCAAGTATAACAGATTTAGCTGCAGATAGTTTAACTTTTAATAATGTTTCTGTAAGTACTTTAAATGCAAATATTATTAATATTACAAGTTCTACAAATTTATCCGATAATGCTACTCTTAATTTTGGTGATGATAATGATTTAGTTATTCAACATAATGGAATTCATTCTGTAATTAAAGAACAGGGAACTGGTGATTTATTTATTCAGAGTAATAAAATACAGTTAACTAACACTGGTTCATTTTCAATGCTTACTCTTGAAGATGGACAAGACGCAGAGTTTCCATATGGTGTACAAGTTAGTGGTACAGTAAGTGCAACAAGTTTTATAGGTCCTACTATTACATCTATTAATAATGTAATAGCTAATGTAAGTGGTTTAACACAAATTAATTTAGATGCAATTACTTCTATTAACACTGTGGTTGCAGGAGTTAGTGCTTTAACTAAGACTAATTTAGATAGTATAACTTCTATTAATAGTGTAGTTGCAAATGTAAGTTCAGACCTTGCAACAAGTATTGCAAATCATCTACCTCTTGCAGGTGGAACTATGACAGGTAACCTTGTTCTTAATGGGTCACCTAGTACTAATTTACAGGCTGCAACTAAACAATATGTAGATAATCTTACTGCCGCTGCAATTCATTTCCATGACGCAGTTCGTGTAGAAAGTCCTGATAGTGCAGGAAGTTTAAATGCTACATATGACAATGGAACATCAGGTGTAGGTGCAACACTTACAAATGCAGGAACTCAAGAAGCTCTTGTTATTGATGGTGTAACACTTAATACAAGTGACAGAGTTCTTATTTACAATCAAACAAATGCATATGAAAATGGTGTATATACTGTAACTGACACAGGTTCTGTATCCACTAACTGGGTTCTTACTCGTGCTACAGATGCAGATAGCTACGAGCCTAATGATAATACAGGTCTTGATGGTGGTTCATATTTTTATGTAGAAGAGGGTGATACAGGTGCAGGCGAAGCTTATGTATGTAGTAATGTGGGTACAATTACATTTGGTACTACAGGAATTACATTTACATTATTTAGTTCTGCTCTTGTTTATTCTGCAGGCACAGGAATTAATATAAGTGGTAGTCGTGTAATTTCAGTGTCAGGAGTGCCTTCATCAGCGGCAATAGCTGCAGTAAGTGCTTTAACACAAACTAATTTAGATTCTATAACTTCTATTAATAGTGTAATAACTTCTATAAATTCTGCAACTACTTCTATTAATAGTGTAATAACATCTGTTAATAGTTTAGCAGTTGCAGTAAGTGCATTAACACAAACTAATTTAGATGCTATTGTTTCTATTAATACTGTAGTAGATAATATAGGTGGTGGTACAACTATTAATAATAATGCAGATAATAGAATTATTACAGGTAGTAATACTGCTGATACTTTAGAAGCTGAATCTACTTTAACTTATGATGGAACTTATCTTGATTTTGCTGATAGTAAAAAAGCTAGATTTGGTGATACTAATGACTTAGAGGTTTTTCACGAACCAGGATTTAGTATTATTAGAGAAAATAATGCTCAGCCAATATTTATACAAACAGATAACACTATTTATGGTATAACATTATCAAAAAAGTTTGGCACTGAAACAATGGCACAGTTTAAGCCTGATGGTGCAGTAATTCTTTACTACGACAACGCATCCAAACTAGCCACCAAATCAGACGGTGTAGACATTACAGGTGAACTACAGTGTGACAGTCTTGATGTTGATGGCAATGCTGATATTAGTGGCACACTTACAATGGGTGGAAATATAGACCTTCAAGACAGTGATAAGATATTGGTAGGTACTGATGATGACTTAGAGATTTATCATTTTGGTGGTATTAGTCATATTGAAAATAATAGTCCTGCTTTAACTATTCAATCAAATATACTTGTCCTTACAGATGCTAATGGAAGTATAAGTTATTTTCAAGGTAATTCTGCTACTGGAGAAGCAAAAGTTTACTACAACAACACAGAAAAACTAACAACCACCTCAGATGGTGTGCTTATCACTGGTGAACTAGAAGCAACTACCTTAGATATCAATGGCAATGCTGATATTAGTGGCACACTTACAATGGGTGGCAATATAGACCTACAAGATAATGATAAGTTAATGCTAGGTACTGGTGATGACTTACAGATTTATCATAATGGTAGTGCTTCAATAATTTATGATGGTAATGCCACCAATCTTATTTTAGGTGCTGTTGGTTTTACGTTTTTTAATCAATCCTTTACTGAAGTAATGTTAAGTGCTGTACAAAATGGTGCAGTAACACTTTACTACGACAACTCAGCTAAACTAGCCACCACCTCAACAGGCATTGACGTAACAGGTTCAATTACAGCCACTTCTTTTAGTGGGGATGGTTCAGCATTAACAAATGTGAGTGGTCCAACAGCTTTAAATGCTGTTGGTACTTATGCCTTTATGTATGTTAATAGTGTTACAAATCCAGGGGGTACAAGGTCTCAAGGTGCGCATATATTAAGGTATGCTGCAAATAATGCAGCAACAACCTCAACAATTGTACCAAGTGGCACTTGGAGAGTTATGGGTTGGTTGCAGAGTGACCAAAGGGCAACTGTAATGGTTAGAATCGCATAAATAAGGAGATA